AGCCGCCGCTGCCGTCGGGCATGCGGGTGAGCGGCACCGCGTCGGCGTCCTCTATCCACATGACGCCGCCGTTGACGCTCTCGATGGAGGGCCTGCGCGTGTAGCCGCCGGCCTCGGTCTCCCTCGACTTGCCCAGCGGGACGATGCGGCACGTCCACGGGGTGTCCTGGACGGTGCGCTTGATGCCCCTCATGTCCGCGGCGTAGTCGAAGCGCCGCGTGGCCTCCTCGCTGCCCACGTGGGTCAGCAGGCTCACGGAGCGCCCGGTCACGCCGTCGAGTCCCACGGTGATGTCGGCCTCGACCTCGCCGCCCCACTTCTCCACGACCGTCTGCATGCCCTCCCAGCCGGTCTGGCGGTAGAAGGAGGCCGCGGCCTGCGTCGCCACGTCCACGGTGCCTATGGCCCAGCGGCTCGTGCTGCCGAGCGCCACCGTGATCCCGTCGATTGCCGGGTGCATGATGGAGGCGTGGCCGGGGACGATGCCGCAGTCGTAGGGGCCGTTGATGAAGGTCTCGGACAGGTCGTGCTGCACCGACCATGGGCAGTAGTAGGTGACCTGCACGTCGCCGCCGCTGTCGGGGCGGGCCGCGGTGATGCCCTCCACCACGAACTCGTGCCACCTCAGCGTGCCGTCGCGCAGGAGCAGCCGGTCGTTCTTGGCGAGCGCCTGCGTGGTTGTCACCGACAGCGTGTGCTCGCCGTTGACCTGCCTCGTCATGGTAAGCGCGGTCACGAGGCGCGGGTCGAGGTCGCCCACGACGGCCCCGTCGTGCGTGGTGACGATGACGCGGGGCGCCTCAGCCATGCGCTACCACCACCTCTCCTGCCACGTCACGGTGGCCTCGCCCGTCCCCTGCTGCATGGACAGGGTGTGGGCGCCGGTTGTCAGCTCGGGCCAGTCGTAGGCGGGCGGTAGCATCGCGGTCTCCCCGTTGACCATGAGCGTGCGGGCCGCGCAGTCCGCTGTGACTTCGTACTCCGTGCCGCTTGGGATGGCCGCGTAGATGGCCGGGCCGCCGTCCAGCGCCACGATCCAGCTGTCCTGCGTCCCGCCCGTGGCGGCTGCCGTGATGGTGGGCCACGTGGGCGCGGTGCCGCCCACCTCCACCTCGACGCTGCCGCCGCTGGGGATGGTGGCCGTGCGCACCTCGCCGTAGAGCCACGGGTCGGGGCAGGTGAACTTGACCTCGAAGCGCTCCGCGTTGACGAAGCGCTCCCCGTCCTGGTCGGAGCTGGGGATGGCCATGTAGTACAGGCCACCGTCGTCGCCTATGGCCAGCGGCCTCGGCTCCGGGACGGTGAGCAGCGCCGCGAGGGCGCGGACGGCCGCGGAGCGCTCGCGCAGGTCGCGAGACCTCACGGTGAGCGTCATGGAGACCTCGAACGTCGCCTGCGTCGCGTTGGCAAACAGGGAGCCGTCGCGCCCGGGGACGTCCACGAGGGCGACGTTGCGCGGGGCGAGCGGCCTGCGCAGGTCGCTCACGACGAACATGGAGGTCAGCTCCACGCCGTCGAAGGTCACCGTCGTCTTCACAGCGCTGCCCTCCTCTCCCTCTCGGCCTTCTGGTTGATGGCGTCGGCGATGGCGTCGATGTCGCGGTCGTTGCGCACGTAGAAGTTGTTTCCGGTCACGAGGACGCCGCCTGCGGGGGCGCTGGCCGCCTCGTCAGCGGAGCGCGAGATGGAGGCCGCGTAGTCCACCGCGTAGGCCCTCGTCGCGTCGGCGTTGAGCGTGTCGTCTACCGCCTGCGCGGCCCTCAGGGCCTCGCGCTCGACCATGGGGATGCCCTTGCGGATGCCCTCGGTGATGTTCTGCATCATGTGCAGGCCCCACACGTCGGTGTCGTGCAGGGGGCCGGCCTCGGCGACCGTCTGTCCGAGGTACTTCTTCTGCGCCTTCGCGGCCTCCTTCGCCGCCTCCTCGACGCGCCAGATGGTGTCGTTGATGCCTGCCGCGATGTTCTCGACAAGGTGCCTGCCCCACGTCTTGCCGTCCTCCTGGCGGTCGGCGTTGCCCTGCGCGTAGTAGAGCCCCCATGCGGAGTCGGAGACCTGCTTGGAGTTGCCGCTGATGCCGCTGGACAGGTTCTTCGCCAGGTTGCTGCCCCACGACTTGCTGTCCTTCTGGCGGTCGGCCTTGCCCTCTGCGTAGTACAGGCTGTCTGAGGAGTCGGTGACGCGCCATTTGTCGCCGTTGATGCCCTCGGCGATCTTCTGCGCGAGCTTGGTGCCCCACGTCTTGCTCTCGCCGGAGCGGTTGGCCTTGCCCTGCGCGTCGTAGAGGCCCTTCGCCGCGTTCTGAACGTTGGTCTTCTTGCCGGTGAGGGCGTCGGCGAGCGCCTGCCCGGCGTTGGTGCCGTACTCCTTCAGCTTTCCGACCACGCCCGAGAGCTTGTTCTGGATGGCGTTCTTCACGCCCTCGGCCTTCGTGGACAGCGTGCTCTTGATGCCGTCCCACTTTGTGCTGGCGGTGGTCTTTATGGAGTCCCATGCCTTGCCTGCAGCGGTCTTGATGCCGTTCCACGTCGTGCCCAGCGCGGTCGCGAGCCCGCCGACGGTGGTCTTCACGACGCCAACGGCGCCGCTGACGATGCCCTTGATGCCGTTGAAGGTGGTTCTGGTGTCGTCCTTCATCCCGCCGAAGATGGAGTCCCAGATGGCCTTTATCTTGTCGAGGACGCCCTTGATGGTGTCCCTGACGGCATTGATGACGCCGCTGATGGTGGCCTTGATTGCGTCCCACTTCTCCTTGACCGCCGCCTTGAGGCTGTCGATGATGCCGGTGACGGTGGACTTGATTGCGTCCCACTTCTCCTTGACCGCCGCCTTGATGCTGTCGATGGTTCCGGTGACGGAGGACTTGATGGCGTTCCACCTGTCGATGAGGGCGGCCTTCAGCCCGTTGACGGTGTCGGTGACCGACTTCTTAAGCGAGTTCCATCTGTCGGTCGCGCCCTTCACGAAGCCCGAGATGGTGTCCGTGACCTTCTTGCAGGACTCCTCCCAGTTCTTCTTGAAGCTGTCCACCGCCTCCTTGGTGTACTTGCTCACCGCCCTCTTGATCTCGTTCCACTTGTCGACCACGGCCTTCTTGATGTTGTTGACGGCCTTGGCCACGTTATCCTTGAACTTGTTCCACTGCACCGCGTTGTCGGCGAGGTTCTGCTTGATCTTCTCGACGGTGCGGTTCCACTCGTCCTTGAGGTTGGCCCACAGCTCCTTGCAGCCGTTGACGAACTTCTCCACGATGGCGCGGCCAGTCTCGGTCTTGGTGAAGAAGCCGTATGCTGCCGCCGCGAGGGCGGCGAACACGGTGACCCCGATGAGCAGCGGGTTGGCGCTGAGGGCCGTCCCGATGCCGCCTATGATGGCCGGGAGCTTCGCCAGCTCCGTCCCAAGCTTGAAGCCAGCGAGCGCCGCGAGGGCGCCTGCGATGCCCCACACCGCCGCCTTCACGACGTCGGCGTTGTCGGCCATCCACTGCAGCGCCCCGTCGATGAGGTTGACGAGCGCGTCGGCGAGCGTCTTCAGGATCTCGGGGCCGCCGTCGTTCCAGATGGACGAGATGGCCTCGCTGATGGCCGACAGCACCTTGGCCGCGTTCTCGGCGATGGGCGTCTGGCCGATGCGCTCCTTAAGGTAGTCGATGGCGTCGCCCACCCGCTTCATGGCGTCGCGGATGCCGTAGCTCATCGTGTCGATGGCGTGCGATATGTCCTCGCGCCCTATGGAGTCGAGGATGTCGGCCCAGCCTGCGCCGATGCGGTTCCTGATGTTGGCGATGGCCGTGCCGATGCCGACCGAGTTCGCCCTCGCCTGGTCTGCGAACGAGGATATCTGCTTGCCTGCGGCGTTCACGTAGCCGTTCTCGTCCAGCTCCACGATGGCCCCGAGGAAGTCGTTCCAGCTCACGGTGCCGTCGTTGAGCTGGTCGCGCAGCTCCTCAACCGAGGCGCCCTCGCCCAGCAGCTGGCGGGCCACCGCGGCGAGCTGCGCCGGCATGACCGACTGCAGGCTCTGCCACTGGGCGACCGTCGCGTTGCCCTTGCCGAGCACGCGGTTGAAGACGCCCTGCGCCTGGGTGATCTCGGCCGCGCTGGCGCCGTTGGCGAGCATCATGTCGTTGAAGCCGAGCGCGGCCTTCGTAGCGAGGTCGAGGTCGCCGGTGGAGTCTGCGATGGCCTGCGTCAGGCCGACCACGTCCTGCGTGGCCGACGGCAGGCCGTCGAGGTGCTCCATGATGAGCGCGACGCTGTTCGACGCGGCCTCGGACGTGTAGCCGAGCGACTCCATGACCTTCGGGAAGTTCTGGATGGTGTCGATGCGGTTGATGCCTGCGGACAGGCCGCTCATGATGGACGAGCCGACCCGCGTGGCGAGGCCACTGAGCATGCTGCCGATGGCGGTGCCGCCGATGATGGAGCCGAAGCCGGTGGAGAACTTGTTCCCGGCCTCCGTGCCGCCGCTGCCCATGGCGCTGTTTACGGCCCCGGTGAACTTGGACATGTCGGGCATGATGGTGATGTAGTATGCGCCCACCTCAGCCATCGGCCTCACCTCCCAAACCGAATGCTTCGGCGATGCCGAGCGCGTCCCTGCGCGCCCGCTCCGCCCTGTCCTCGGTGCGCTCCTCCTCGCCGGGCAGCGGGAGCGGCACGGGGACGTTGGTCTTCGTCTTCGCGTCCTTCGTGTGCGCCCACGACCAGAGCCGCTGGTTCAGCTCGACCTCGCGCAGCAGCTGGGCCTCGACGCTGTTGCCCAGCGTCGGGTCTATGGCCCGCCACGCCCTGCCGGCGTGCGGCAGCTGGTAGGCCAGCGCGGCTGCCCACTCCACCTCGGGCGTGGTCTCGTCGCCGTCAAGCCCCAGCCTCCACAGGTTCACGCGGTAGGTCTCCTGGAAGTCGGCCAGAAGCTCGTCCTCGTGGTGGCGCATGCAGAGCGCGAGGAACGCTAGTTTTTTGCCTTGCCGCCCATGTCCTCGGTGACCTTGCCGATGAGCTCGATCATGAGGTCAAAGGAGGTGTCGGGCGCCTCGGGGTCGCCGTTGTCGCACAGGGCGTCGGCGTACTCCTCGTCACGGCCGCACAGCAGCTGCTCGACGGCGCGCACCATGCGCACCTGGTCTCCGCTACCGACCGCCTTCTGCCACTTCCACGAGAGCGGGCAGCGCTCGTCGTACTCGATCTTGACGCCGTGGAACTCGATGGTGCGCATGTTGCGACCCCTCTCTGGTACGAGACGCCCCCGGCGCTGGGCCGAGGGCGTCTGCTTCTGTTGTCTGCCTGTCGGGACTAGGCGGTGGCCGCGATGAAGTCCTTGCAGCCGGAGCCGCTGGCGTCGGTCAGGTAGGTGATCGTGACGCCGCGCTGGGCCACGGTGGTGGCGTTGCCGGTGAAGTCGTCGCGCTCGGTGACCTTGCCTTCGGGGATGTACTTGACCCACTTGCGCCCGTTCTTGAGCAGCAGCAGGAAGACGTAGGCGCGGCTCTCGCCGGCGTTGCCCCAGTTGTGGTCGACCGTGATCACGCCGTTGTCCTCGGTCACGTTGGCGTGGCCGTAGATGGTCGACAGCGGCGCCGTCGACATCTCCATGAAGCCTACGTTGACGGTCTCGGTGTAGGAGCCCTCGGTGGAGTCCACCACGTCGAGGTTGATGTCGCGCAGCTCCTCGCCGCCGTCGCCCTCGACGCTCTCGGTGAAGCCGTCCTCCACGATGTAGCCCTGGTTCTCCCAGTCATTGCCGGGAGTCCACGTGGCGAAGTTCGTGGCGTTAGGGACGTCGGTGGTGCCGATGGGGGCGCTGTAGAAATAGCCGCCCTTGACTCCACGGGTGGTGGAGACGTTAGCCTTGTTGTTAGCAGCCATGCTGCCTCCTTGTTAGTCTGTGTCGGTGTTGATGACGAGGCCGACGACCGCGTAGTAGCGTGCCTGCCCCGTGTTCGCCCACTCGTCGCGGGCCATGGTCTCCAACTGCACCGCGCTCAGCAGCGGGTGGTCGAGCGCCGCCTCCTGCAGCGCCTCCACCGCCGAGAGCGCGATGCCGCGGGCCTCCCGGTCGGACATGCCCCAGCACGTCAGACCGACGGTCACCTGCTGCAGGTATGGCGTCGAGCTGTCGGCCTCCAGCGCCACGTTGACCATGCGCTGCGGCCTCTGCGCGGGAACCTCCGTCGAGACCGGCACCGCCATGGCCTCCGACAGCAGCGGGACGATTATGTCCAGTGCCTCCATGCCGCCTCCTTAGCGCGCCTTGCGGTAGCCGCCCGCTATGGCCTTCCAGCCGCGGTTGGCCTTGCGGTGTACGGATGCCGACTTGCCGAGCGACGAGACGCGGCTGACCGACTGCCCCAGCGAGCGGTACACCGCGGGGTTCACGGAGCTGCCGACCACGATGGCGAGGTCGCTCACCATCTGCCTGCGGAAGCGGAACCAGTCGCTGTTCCAGTTGCCGGCGCCGTCGCGGGCGGGCGGGCCGCTCACGCGGGTGTGGATGCGGTTGAGTCCGGGCCGGGAGTCCACGGTGTAGGTGACCCCGGTGCCTGCGGAGGCGCGGGCGGCCATCTGCTGCCCCTGCGACTCGCAAGCCTCCATGACCTCGGTGCCGTTCATGATGGCCCGGTATCCCAGCGGGTTTGGCTTGAAGTGCCCTCCCCTAGCCATCGAAGACCACCGCCTCGACCGCCCAGCTGTAGTCGCCGGGGGTGTTGGCGCGCGGGTAGCTGATGGGGTCTCCCACCACGGAGAAGCGCATGGCCGACAGGGCCGCGTCGTCCTCCGGGTGAACCTCCACCTGCGCGCCGCGCAGGTCGGCGTCCAGCGTCTTGGGGAAGTACAGCGTCAGCGCCGTGCGCGTGAGGTATGGGTGCCCGTCCTCGAAGTCGTCATCGGTGTCGGGACTCTGCCTGCCGGGCGCGTAGACGCACCTGCTCTGCAGGTCTGGCTCGTCGGTGTAGTAGGGATTGCGGTTTCCGTAGGCGTCCTCGTCGCTCATGTGCCTCAGCCAGATGGAGCACGGGCTTGACCTGAACGGCATGGGGCGGCTAAGCATTGCTGCCCCAGTCGCCGTCGATGGCGGCCTGCAGGCTGGTGGCGTAGGGGGCGCCGATGCCGAGCATCCGCCTCTCCTGCGCCGTCAGGTACAGGTCGCCGTTGGGGTTGGCGAAGTGGGCCGCCTGCGAGAACGGCCCCATGCCGTAGTCGAGCTGCGAGACTCCGTAGGCGTCGCTCTCGGAGCTCAGCATCGCGCGGATGACCATGGAGCACGAGACGATCTTGAGCAGCTCCTGCTGGGCCGTGTCTTCGGGGTCAACGGTGACGAGGGCGCCCAGCATGGCCGCCGCGTCCTCCAGGAGCGTGCCGGCGCGGTCGCGGGCGTCCTCGTCCAGCTCGTGCCACCGGGCCTCGATGTCCTCGACGGTTGCGTAGGCCATGCCGGCCTCCCATCTACTCTGTCTTGTCGGGCTTCTTGGCGCTCCGGCGCCTCGGCGCCGCCTTCTTGGCGGGCGCCTCCTCGACGGGCCTGAAGCCCTTGGCGACCAGGCGCTCCGCGGCGCCCTCGGGGGCGTCCACGAAGCAGCCGGTGTATGGGTTCTGCAGCCTCATGGCTAGGCGGTGGCGTCGGTGAGCTTCACGAACGCGTCAGCGTCGCGCACGACGAAGCCGACCTCGGCCTCGACGCGGACGGCGAACATGTTGCGCTGCCACAGGTTGACCAGCTCGGTGCCGGTGTTGATGGTGGCCTCCTCGGAGATGGCGAGGTTGATGCCGTCCACGATGCCGTAGCGCGCCTGCGTCCAGTCGCCGGCGAAGCCGATGACGTTGGGGGTGCCGGCCTTGTAGACCCTCTCGGACTCGACCACGCGGGCGCCGAGCAGGCGGGTCACGGCGCGGTCGTCGCTGATGGAGTCGATGAGCAGCGGGCGGCCTGCGTTGTCGGTGGCGCCGAGCAGGATGCCCTCGCCCTGCGGGGAGACGGCCCAGCCGTTGAGGCGGCCTGCGGCGCCCACGGTGGTGTAGGCGGTGACCAGCTTGCCGTAGGTGCCGGTGCCGCCGATGGCCACGGCGGTGGAGTTGGTCAGCACGTCGAAGCCGGTGCCGGGCGCGGTGCCGTTGAACACGGTGGCGTCGAACTTCTTGCCGATGGAGGCGGGCAGGCGGTTGACCAGCTCGTTGTACAGGGCACGGAAGTCGCGGCGGAACTCGTTGGAGAACAGCTCAATGACGGCGATCTTGTAGGGGGTCATCGTCTTGGAGCCGAAGGTGGACTCGGAGACGGGCTTCTCGGCGGTCTCCACCACGAAGTCAGCCACGGGGTCGCCCGTGATGATGGGGATGGAGATGCCGGAGCCGGGAAGGCGCACGCGGGTGGCGAGCTGCATGACGGCCGACTGGCCGACGGCAGCGGCCCAGATCTCGTTGCTCTGCTCGGGGGTGAGCGAGAGTCCCGTGGTGCCGCGGTTGATGTCGATGCGGTTGGTAGCGAGAGCCATGGTGGCCCCTTTCTGCTAGTGGTTGAAGAAGCGCTCGGCCATCTCGGCGAACTGGTCGGCCGTGGTGGCCTTGGCGCCGTCGCCGCGCTGGATGCGCGTCTCGGGCGCCCTCGGTGCCGTCGGCACCCTGGTCTCGGAGGCGTACTCCTTGGCGAACGCCTCCATGTCTGCGCGGTCGGCGCAGTGGAGCAGCAGGCTCGTGGGCACGCCGGTCTCCGCGGAGACCTCGGCTGCGTCCGTGCGGCGCTGGGCGTCGGCCTTGAGCGCCTGCAGCTCGGCCTCAGCGGCCTCGGCGCGCTGCGTCAGGCGCTCCGTCTCGGACATGCCCTCCTGCTGGTAGGCGTCCCACCTGTCGGCCTTCTCCTTGTTGGCCTTCGCGCGTGCCTCCCACTTGCGGGATTGCTCGACGGCCTCCTTGTACTTGGCCTCCCAGTCGGTCTCGGCGCCCTGCGGCTCCTCCACCGGCTCCTGCGTGGTGACGTCGTTCTCGGCCATGCTCGGCCTCCCCTCTGCCCGTGCGGGCGGATGGTCTGCCCCGTGCGGGGCGTGTCTGGATATGGAAAAGGCCCCGTGCGGGAGCCCCTTTCGCCGTGGTGTTGTCGGGCGCTACTTCAGGCCATGCATCTTGCGCATGACGTAGAGCGTCCCGTTGGTGTCGTCGCGGTATGGCCGGCCCTGCCTGTCCCTGAGGGCGTGCACGCCGGCTATGTGGTCGAGCCACTCCTGCGGCAGGTCGCCGTTGGCCCTGAGCGCGTTGGCCTCACGCCACATGTCGCGGTAGACCGTGGAGTCGTAGCCATTGATGTGCACGTCGCCGCGCCCGATGCTGGGCACGATCACGCAGTCGCAGCCGCGGTGCGTGTGGCTGGCCGCCTCCTCGGTCATGAACCAGTAGCCGAGCCCCGCGGTCATGAGGCACCATGCGCACGTCTCGGCGCCCGAGGGCACCCTCGCGTAGCGCACCTCGCGCCCGTCGGCCTTCCCGTTGCGGTAGGTCGAGCGCTTGGAGGCCCGGTTCAGCTCGTATGACTGGCGGTCGAGCAGGCCCTGCACGAGCCGCTGCTCGTCGCCTGCGGCCTGCGCGATGATGGCGTCGGTGGCCGCGTCGGTGGCCTTCTCGTCCCACCCCGCCATGGCTGACACCTCGACGTCCTCCCCCGTCTGCAGGAGCGACATGCCCCGGTAGAACTGGGCGGACAGCTCAGCGGCCGCCTGCGCCGACGTGTTGCAGTGGACGCGCATGATGGCGCGCACCCGGTTTCGGTTGCTGAGGTCGGTTCTCGCCAGCACGTCGGCCAGCGCGGAGCGGCCTATCTGGTCGAGGTCATGGAGCGCCTGCACGAAGTTGTCTATGTAGGCGCGGCTGACCGTCACGTCAGCCATCGGTGGCCTCGCCGCCGGCGTCGCCGGTCGCGTCGCCGCCTCCCAGCAGCCTTGTCAGCATGGCCTGCGCGTTGGCCTCGGCCAGCTGAGCGTCGATCTCCCGGCGCGTGTCCTCGGGCATGCCCAGCAGCTTCCAGAAGCTGTCGGTGCCCGCGAAGCCCGGCACCTGCGAGGCTATCTTCACCGCCGCGTCGGTCATGGAGACGATGGACGGCATGGCCGGGTTGGCGAAGTTGGGCGTGAACGCCCGCCACTTGTCTGGCAGCTCTGCGAGCGGCACGTCCAGCTCCGAGGCGAGGCACATCTGCGCGAGCGTGCGCAGGGTGTCGCGGCTGTTGTCGTTGAGGTCTTGGCACTCGATGATGAGCGGCTCCGAGGCCGCGTAGATGGCCTCAGCGGAGCTGGGGTTGTCGTGGACGATGCCCAGCTGGCTGATGGGCACGTTGGTCTCGCCGCTGAAGCGCGCGGCGAGGCTGCGCATGTAGTCCACGTACTGCTGCATGCTGGCCTGCGTGAGCTGGCCGAACTGGGGCACGTCGCCGTTGGCGTCGCGGCCCACCGCGAAGATGTTGCCGATGTATGCCTCCCACTTCGTGGTGCCCTCGAATGCCTGCTGGTCTGCGCCGAGCAGGTACTTCTGCGGGCTTACTGCGAACTGGAAGCTGATGTCGCCGCCAAGTGCGCAGCGCACGGCGCTGTCGGTGATGCTCATGACGGCGCGGGTGATGCGGCTCTGGCCGAAGGGCTTGCGCTGGGTGGGCCGGTATGCGAAGGCGTCCATGACGGGGCGGCCCATCGAGTGCGGCTGCGCCTCCCACGCCCACGACCCCGTGCCGTCGGGCCACGCGGTCACGTCGGCGTCCTCGCTGTGCAGCGTAAGGCTCGCGACCTCCCCCTGCGCCAGCTCCAACGTCATGCCGTAGGCGACGCGCCCCTTGGCGTCGTCCCACCGGGCCGACGCGTGCTCGGCGTCCCACATGTCGATGCGGGCGCCGCGCGATGTCATGCCCACCGTGGCGAAGGAGCAGCCGAAGACGCCCTCGGACTCCACCGTCTGCCGGTACTTGACCGACAGCCGCGAGCGCTCCGCTATGGCGTCGAGGCGCCCCTGCACCTCGTCGGTGTCGGCGGTGAAGCCGTCGAAGCGGCTGCGCGTGGCGAGCGCCATCACGGCCTTGTTGGGCCACCCCACCACCGTCTCCACGCCGAGCAGCGTGGGCGGGGTGGAGATGCCGAAGTCCTTCAGGCGGTTGCGCCCGTCGTAGTATGCGTAGCGCTCATGGTTGCGCAGCAGGTGGTCGCGCCACACGTCGTAGCAGTCCTCCATCTCGAACGCCCAGCGCCTGGGCATCGAGGACGGCATGGTGATGCCGCCCACGTCGGGAAGCGTCGCCAGCGTTCTCCACACCGTCTCGGGCTGCGGCCCGGTGCCGCGCACCCCGCCGCCCCGCCCGTTCGGGTAGGTGTCGGGCGTCTGCACTGTCAAAAGACCACCGCCTTTCTGCTCGGGTCTCTCCTTGTCCTCATGGCCGCCCAGTAGGCCAGCGCGCATGCCTCGATGAGCGTGGCGTCGGCCTCGTCGGTGGACGAGAACCCCCACCCGCCGCTCAGGGCGTCGCCGATGCGCCGGCGCCTCGACAGCGTCGCGCTGGCGTCGAGCGCCGGCTGGCCGTAGTGTGTCACGGCCCGCTCCTTCACCGCGTTGGCGAGGTCTGCGCAGGCCGCGGCCATGTCGCGGGCGCCGGGGCGCATGAGCGCCCTCGACGGCACGCCGCGCTCGAGCAGCCTGTCGTTCAGCGCCTGTGCGTTGCCCTGCCCGTCGATGACGATCTGGGCGGCCTTGCCGGCGTTTGACGCCAGCGTGTCCACGAACCAGCTGATGCCGTGCGAGAGCGACCGGCTCTCCACCACGTAGACGAACGGCAGGGAGCCGGCGCCCCTGTGGCAGGCCGCCATCGTCCCCACCGAGCCGTCCGGGCTGAACTTCACGGCGTAGCAGACGAGGCCGCCGCGCCTCGGCTCCTCCACCCTGCAGGCTGCCCATGCCGTCGCGTCGATGGGGCGCGTCGTGGCGACCGTCTCCGGCCACCATCCGAGGTGCTCCCGGGCGAAGGTGTCCGGGTTCATCGTGCGGGCGTCCTTCATGAGCGCCGGCTCGAGGAGCTGGTAGCCGAGGCTCGGGTTGTACTCGTACCAGCGGGAGACGTCCAGCGGGTCGCCCGGCTCAGGCGCCCCCCACTCGTGGATGCATGCCCCGACGTAGGGCGACTCGTGCAGGCTCGCCCTGATGGCGGCGAACTTCTCGCCCTTGAGCGCCTTCGTCGGGTCTGGCACGGTGCCCATCAGGATTGTCTGCGGGCTTCCGTGCGGGGCCGCGGAGTTGAGCGGCGAGAGGGCCGCGTCCTGCGCGTCGGTGTAGTTCTGAGCCTCGTCTATCACCACGAGGTCGAAGGTGCCGCCGCGGCCGGCGTCGTCGTTGCCGCCGCGCGTGCGGAACTCTATGTGGGCGCCGTTGGTGAGGTCGAGCACCATCTGGTTGGCGCCCGTGGTGTAGCGGCTCACCAGCCGGTTCAGCTCCGGGTAGCGTGCCTGCGGGTCGTTCTTGCGCATGCCGAACTTGGCCCTCAGGCGGTCGAAGGCCAGCTTGGCCGTCTGATACTCGTGGGCGGTGTGGAGGATCCACTCGCCGCGCACTATGAGGCCCTCGGTCTCCCGTGGGTCGCAGACGCCGGTCTTGCCGTTCTGGCGCGGCACCGGCAGGACGCACAGGCTGTTGAGCAGGCGCCCGTCGTCGTCCAGCGCCAGCCAGTCGTTGAGCAGCAGGCGCTGCCATGGGTGGGGCGGGATGCCGTAGGCGTCGGCAAGGTCTGCGGCCAGCTTGCCCTCGGTGCGCGCGTATGAGCCGCACCAGCTGTAGGTCGGCGACTGCCGGCCGCGGGTCATGCCCGGCCCTCGCCGGCCGCCTCGGCCTGCGCGAGGATCCTCGCGAGCGGGCTGTCCTCGTCGCGGGCGTCGGTCATGCCGTAGTGCTGCAGCAGCTCGGTCAGCTGCTGCAGGCTCTTGCGGTAGTTGGCCATGAGCTGGTTGTATGCCTCGTAGATGGGGTTCTTGCGGATGCCGCGCTGGCCGCCCCCGTTGTCGTAGCCCACGATGAGCTGCGAGTTGCGCCCCTGCATGGCCTTCCTGGTCTCGGCCAGCTTGGCGCACTGGAACACGACGTTCTCGGCCAGCTCCACCGCGTAGGGGCGTATCGCCTCGGGGACGCAGGCGCAGATGCCCTCGGCCTCGGTCATGGCGCCTCCTTACTCCACGAGGGTCGCCGTCTTGCCTGTCAGGCGCTCCCACCTGTCGATGATCACGTCGCAGTAGGCCGGGTCAAGCTCCATGAGGTATGCGTCGCGGCCCAGCTGCTCGCATGCGATGGCCGTGGTGCCGCTGCCGCCGAACAGGTCGAGCACGGCGTCCCCGCGGCGCGAGCTGTTGCGGACGAGCCGGGCGAACAGCGGCACGGGCTTCATGGTCGGGTGCTCGGCGCTGCTGAGCGGCTTGTCGTAGCGCAGAACGGTGCTCTGCGTCTCGCCCTGCAGGATGTCCTCAAGCATGCGCCGCAGGTCGGCCTTGCTCATGTGCCTCAGGTCGGCCGTGTCATCGATGAGCGTGGTCTCTGACCTCGTGGGGGCGAAGTAGTGAGAGGCGCCCGTCTTCCACCCGTACAGGGCAGGCTCGCTCTGCCACTGGTAGTCGCTGCGGCCCAGCGTGAAGTGGTTCTTGACCCACGTCAGCTCCTGCTTCGGCGTCAGGCCCACCTCGTTCATGGCGCCGAACACGGCGGGGCCGTGCATGGCCGCGAACCAGACGTACCACGCGGCGCCGGGGCGCATGACTGCAAAGCCGGCGCGCATGGCGTCCTCGAGGAAGCGCTGGAATGCCGCCTCGTCATCGAACTTGTCATTCAGGATGGACTTGCGGTCGGTGCGCTGCTTGGCGAGCACTGGATCCCAGCCGTCGCTGTCGTTCTGGTGGTAGGCCACGTTGTAGGGCGGGTCGGTGAGCAGCAGGTCGACGGCGCGGCCTCCCATCAGGCGCGCCACCTGCTCGGGGTCTGTGCTGTCCCCGCACAGCAGGCGGTGCCGGCCCATCGCCCACAGCTCGCCGGGCTTGGTTCGAGGTTCCTCGGGAGGCCCCGGCACCACCTCGTCGTCGCCGTCGTCGGGCAGCGGCTCCAGCACGTCCGAGGCGTCGAAGCCGAAGTCCGCCCAGTCGAACTCGGGCAGGGCGTCCAGCTCGCGCTGCAGCGCATCCATGTCGAAGCCCGAGGTGAGCGTGGTCTGGTTGTGCACGTGGACGTAGGCCCTGCGCTGCGCGTCGCTGAGGTGGTCGAGGGCTATGGTCGGCAGCTCCTCGATGCCCAGCTCCTTGGCGGCGAGCACGCGCCCGTGGCCCTCCACGATGACCGGCGTGCCGTCCGCGTCGTGCCACACGCCCACGGGGTCGTTGAAGCCGAACTCCTCGATGCTCGCCGCTATCTGCGCCACCTGCTCGTCGGTGTGTATCTTCGCGTTGCCCGCGTAAGGCACAAGCTCGGAGGTGGGCACCATCGTCACGACAAGCTGGGTCATTCGTCCTCCCGAAAGTTGGCGATTCTACCCGAGCGCAGCGCGGCCATAAATGACCACCCACCCCGGATTGCTGTTTTGGTGTGTGAGCCCTGCGACCTCTGAGGTGGCCAAAAAGAGCCCCCGGGGGGCATCCCCCTGGGGGCTTGGATTGGCACCATTATAGCGCCCCCCGCGCATATATGGCAATACCTACACACCCACCGACACATCATCGACACAAGGCCGCCGCGGCGTCACCATGCCCGCCGACCTGCGCAAAGTCCGCCACGGGCGCCACGAGGGCGCCAGCGGGCCGCTATGTCACGATGTGGTGTATTTGGGCGCTATGTGCCCCAGCGGGGCGTCTACGGGCCTCCTGCGGCCTCACAGCGGCACCTGCGGGCGTCTGGGCCTGCGCTATGTGCCCCAGCCCGGCTATAGCGGCCATGGTTGTGGCAGCGGCAGCGCCCGCGTCGCCGGGCCGGGGCGCGCCCCGTCGCCGCGGCGGGCGTTGCAGATCCAGTGGGCTGGGCGCACGTTCGCCGGGTCGAGCGGGTCGCCGCCCCGGGAAACGGGGACGATCTCGTCTAAAACGAAGCTGGCCGGGTGCGGCCTCCTGCGCCCCGTGCGGGGATCCGTTACCATCCCGAGCGCGTAGTCTATCGGGCGGCCGCAAATGGCGCACGGGGCGCCCTGGGCCGCTATACGGGCACGGAGCTTGTCCCGGGCGCTACCGTTCGCCCGGCGGGGGTTGCTGGCCACCTCGGGCCTCCTCGGGCCTCAAATGCGAGCGCCCCGGGGCGCTGGCCTCGGGGCGTCGTGTTTCGTCATTGTGCCTTATATCATCGGGCGGGCTTGCTTGTCTATGAATCCGCCTGAAAAACGATGCATGAAAACGGGCGCCTGGCGCATAAAAATAGGGGGGTCGCAAACCCCCCTTTAACCCCCCGGTGCCCGTTGGCGCCCAGTCTACCACATGAATTCCCGGCATCGCCGTGTTGGGCTATACCTACACAAACCCGACGCATTTGGCATCGCCTCCTCCTCGGGGCGCCTCCTCCTCGGGGCGTTGCGTCTGCCGGCGTCGCCGCGGGCGGGCACCCCGACCCCGAGCAACCGGGCGCCGGCGTCGCCTCCTCCTCGGGGCGGGCCGCGTGATCCGCCGGGCGCCGGCCCCCTGGCCCCGAGCAACCGGGCGCCCGGCGCCCTTGTTCGCCGGCACCCTTGTTCGCCGGCACCCTTGTTCGCCGGCACCCTTGTTCGCCGGCCTCCTCGGGCGAGCCCAGCGGCCCCGGGCGCCTCGGGGCACGAACGCAAAACGGCCCCCGTTGCCGGGGGCCGCGTTCCTGCTATGTTGCGCGCTATGTCCTATAGCCCGCGCAGCGCGTTCAAAACGGCGCCGGCACGGCGCTGGGCGGTGTACACCGCGTCCTCGTAAGTCCCCTTTACCTGGTAAAGGAGGCGGCGCGCGAGGCGGCTGTCAATCGTTGTAATCTCCTCGCCGTCGCAGAGCGCGTCGAGAATGCCCTGCGTACGGTTCACGATCGTTGCGACCTTCTCCTCGTCTGCCTGCCCGTAGAAGACGTCGCTCATTATCTCCTCGAGAAGGATCTGGCGCAGGTTCTCGTAGGTCGGCTCGATCTGCTTGTTGTCGCGTGCCATGGTGGGTTCCTTCCCCTCGTTGGCTTGTGTTGATATGAGTATATCCATATATAGGCTATATGTCTATACCTACACACGACCGACACAAAAGGCCCCTGGCGCCCCGGACGAAAAACGGGGGCCGAGCTGGCCCCCGTCGGTTGCTTGCCCTTGTCCCCCTGGCCTACCATGCGACCCCGTAGCGATCGTAAATGGCCATCTCGAGCTCGTTTATGCTGGCGCCCCTATCGGCCCCGTATCCCGTGATCGTCGCCGCCAGCATGCGTGCCATGCCCTCGAAAGTCCCCGCCTTGAAAAGATTGTGCGGATCCGCCTTTACGTTTGCGGCCTCGTTGCGGAGCTGCGTCTCCTCCTCCTGGCGATCGTCCTCGAACCAGATTGCTACGGCGTCGGCTGCCGCGTTGTGCTTGTTTGCGGCCTCCTCCTCGGTTGCGGCCTCCTCGAGCAGCTGCTCATAAAACTCCGGATCCACGTACTCGAGTACGTCCTCCAGAAATGCCCCGTTCTCGATGTCGCCGTCGGCGACCGCCTGCTCGTAAAGCCGGCGGGCGTTGGCCTCGATGTAATCGTGCAGCTCATCGAGGGCCGCGTCGTTGCCGTCCTGGCTGCTCAGAAAAGCGTTGATCTGGAGAAGCTCGTTGATGTTCTTGCCGTCCAGGGTGATGTTCATTGTGGGTTCCCTTCTCTCGGGGTTGTTGTTGATATGAGTATATCCCTATATAGGCTATGTGTCTATACCTACACAAACGCGACACAAAAGGGGCGGGGGTTCCTGGCCCCCGCCCCGCGTGATCTGCCGGCGCCCGATTACCAGTTGATCCCGAGCCGGGCGCGCGCCGCGGCGACCAGGGCGTTGTATCGCTGCCCGTAGAACATTTCTCCGGTTGCGCCTCGCACCGCCTCCGTGAGCGCGTCTGCTATGCCGGCGGCCTCGTCGGCGAGCTTGTCGGCCTCCTCGCTCCACTCGCCGCCGGCGGCCTCGATGGCCTTCTCGAGCTTTTCGGCCACGTCGTTTACGTAGACCATCGTGTGGGAGTTGCCCTGCAGCCAGCGGTCGATCTCGTCCTGCGCCCAGTGAAAGTCAAACTTGTTCTGCGCTGCCTGGTAGGTGCGATAGTTAGTGGCCATTGTGGGTTCCCTTCTCTCGGGGGCTTATGTTGTGTATGAGTATATCCCTACATTCTGTATATGTCTATACCTACACAAACGCGACACAAAGGGGGCGGGGGTTCCTGGCCCCCGCCCCCGAGTGATCTGCCAGCGATTGTTTAGAAAAATAGCTGTTCGGCTGCCAGTATCGCGTCCTCCACCTCGATCCATGCGGGGAGTTCGATCCTGCAGACCGTCTCGCCGTACTCCATAGCCTCCTCGTTGTCCTCATCAAACACCTGGATCTCGTTGGTGTCGCCGGCGACGCCCGCCTCGCAGATCACGATTGCCAGGCTGCCCTTATATGCGGTCAGGCATCCGCAGTATCCCTCATTCCGTTCCCACTTTGGCGCGTACTTGCTCATTGTGCGTTCCCTTCTCTCGGGGGCTTGTGTTGATATGAGTATATCCCTACATTCTGTATATGTCTATACCTACAAATCACCGACACAACCGGACGCGCCGGCCTCCTCGGGGCCTCGGGGCGCCGGCCGCCCAGCGATCCATGCCCCGGCGCCCCCTGGCGACCACCGACCCGCCGGGCGCCTCGGGGCCTCGGGCACGATCGTCCAGCCATGCCCCGTGTGCCCTCGGGCGCCTTGTTCGCGGACGTCTCTTGTTCGCGGGCGGGCGTCTTGTTCGCGGGCGTCTTGTTCGCGGGCGTCTTGTTCGCGGGCGCCGAGCGCCCCGGACGCAAATGCGGCCCCGTCTCCGGGGCCGCGTCGGTGTCTTGTGTCTGCTGTCTGTCTCTATTCCTCGCTGTCCTCCTCGCTGTCCTCCTCCTCGAGCGCGTTCTCGGCCTCGCGATCCATCTCCTCGCAATAGCGGCGGAGCGCCCTGCCGGCGGCCTCCTCGAGTTCCTGCCAGATGGGGTCGTCGCCCAGGTACTCGAGGCAAATCTCCAGAAGGCCGCGCGAGGTGTCGCCGGCGTCGCAGGCCGCCTGGCTGGCCGCGTTCTCGAGGTCGTAGTCGCTGACCGCGTCGGAGGGGATCCAGTCGCCGTAGCCGTCAATCTCGCGGGCGTTGGGGTTGTCGGTGCAAAGGGTGGCGTAGGCGTCATCGAGGAGCGCGTATCCGTCGAGCTTGTTCATGGTGGGTTCCCTTCTGTCTGGGGGCTTATGTTGTGTATGAGTATATCCCTATATAGGCTATATGTCTATACCTACACATCACCGACACAACCGAGCGCGCTGGCCTCCTCGGGGCGCTGGCCTCCTCGGGGCGCTGGCCTCCTCGGGGCGCCAGATCTCCTCGGGACGGGGCGCCTTCCACCGCCTGGCGGGCGCTGGCCTCCTCGGGGCGCCGGCGATCAACCGGAGCCGCGTCTCTTGTTCGCGGGCGTCTTGTTCGCGGGCACCTTGTTCGCGGGCATCGAGCGCCCCGAGCACAAATGCGGCCCCGTCTCCGGGGCCGCGTCGGTGTCTTGTGTCGGGATCGTCCCTAGCCCTCCACCCTCTCGCCATTCTCGTAGTTGTACTCCGCAAACTCTCGGATATAGCTCAGCCACCAGCGCTTGTCGGGGCGTGCTGCTGCCTTCGGGGCGAGCTTCCTGGTCAAATACCCGAGCGCCGCTGCGATGTCGGTGACCTCCTCCGTCTCGCCGTCCTTGCTATAAATGCGGGCGGCCTCCTCCACCATGTCCCAGTGATCTGTGCTCGTCATGTCCAGCCATTCCGCGTATGCGAACTCCGTGTTGCCGGAGGGGTACGTCATTGACCAGTCGTTGCTATCGAAACGGATCCCGAGGGCGTCGTACATAACGCCGGGGGCGTCGTAGTCGTCGGGGAGGAAGGCGTCAATAATCGCGCTGGCCTGCGCCCAGTCGCCGGCCCTCCTCGCCTCCCAGGCCCACCGGAAGGCGTGGGCGGCGATGTGGCTGCAGATGGCCTCGTTGTTTGCGTCGTAGGTGTCCTCGTCGGCCGCGGTGATCTCCTGCAGGGCGAACGTCTGGTTGCGGTCGAGCTTCGTTACGTCGAGGGTGATCGTGCAATTGTTCGTGGTGGTCATTGTCGGTTCCCTTCTCTCGGGGCTTGTGTTGTGTATGAGTATATCCCTATACTATTTGTAGGGCAATACCTACACAATCCCGACACAACCGGCCGGGGCGCCCGCTGGCCTCCTCGGGGCGGGGCGCCCTCACCCGCCGGGCGGGCGCCAGATCTCCTCGGGGCGCCCTGTCCCGCCGGGGGCGCGACGCGGCCCGGCCTCCTCGGTGCGCTTGTTCGCGGTCGCTTGTTCGCCGGCACTTGTTCGCCGGCGCTTGTTCGCGGGCCTCGGGCGCCCGAGCAAAACGGGGGCCGCGTTGGCCCCCGTCGCTGTCCGCTGTCCGTCGCCCCGCCCTAAAGGGCGCCGCCAGCTATGCTGGCCCTCATGCCGCCCCAGTCGGTGATCTCCCAGGCCCATGCCTCGAGCCCCTGCTCGCGCCAGTCCTCGTCGGCCTCGATCTCCTCGAGGCGCTGCAGGGCCTCCGCCTCCGTCGCATATCGCTCGAGGAGCCTCGTCTCGTCCACCGCCTCGTCTGCCGCGGCGATCGTGACCTCGTACCCGGCCAGCCCGAGCGCGACCTCCTGGGCGTCCTGCAGGGCCTCGTAATCGTGGCCCCAGTCCTCGATGGCCCGCTCGTATGCCTGGCGCTCCTCGTCGCTGGCCTCCTCGTATTCGGCCGCGATGCGCTCCTCGCGCCCCGCCCAGCGCTCCCACCAGTCCGCGTCTTCCTCGGTGTCCACGATCCAGCCGCCCTCGCCGGCCTCGACCCCGCAGCCCCCGAGCACGTCGCCGAGGATGTCGATCCCGTCGACCTCGCACCTGACCTCGCGCTCCTCGTTCGTCGCCTTGACCGTGATCCTTGCCATCTTTCTTTCCCTTCTCTTGTTCGCGCTTGTTCGCTTGCTCGCGGCCCGGCGCCCCCGTGGCGCCGGCGCCGTCGTCCGTGTGCCTACGCAGCCGCTATCGGGTCGACCTGGCTCCTCGTGAAGAAGCTGGCCGTCTTCAGGAACATGCGGCCCGGCCTCGTCTCGCCGTCGGCGCCGTCCTCGGGCGCCGGCTTGCCGCTCGTGTACTTCCAGATGGCCGTCTGGAAGGCGGCATGCTCGCCCTTCCTCACCTGGTACCCCAGCGAGCGCCAGTGCGCGTAGGTGTGGGCGTCCTCCGTGATCCCGTGCATGATGCGGGCGGTGCGGATGATCTGGGCATTGGTCATTGTCGGTTCCCTTCTCTCGGGGCTTGCGTTGTGTATGAGTATATACATATATATCTGTCTCAGGGTATGTCTGTATATACCTACACATAACCGACTCATTTGCCGCCGTGCCCAGGCGGAGGTGGATCCGGGCGGGGCGCCATCCGCTGCAGGATCCGGGCGCCGCCCCGGGGCACGAAAAAGGGGAGGGCGCCTGTCGGCTACCCTCCCCCCGAGTCGCTTGTTCGCGCTTGTTCGCGCTTGTTCGCGCTTGTTCGCCGGCGCCTACTCGCCAGCCGCCTCTGCCCTCCTGGCTATGTCCTCCCGGATGAGCCGCTTTATGTAGCCGTTCTTGCTCGGCTCCTCCTCGAGGCGTGCCAGGATGTCGGCGTCGTTCTCCCGGTGCAGCTTGACGAGCACCGAGCTCGTCCTGGCCCTGCGGTATCGCTCCTGCGCCCGCTTCTGGGCCTCCGTCATTGCCATGCGTCCTCCTTCTTGTTCGCGGGGCCGTCTTGTTCGCGGGGGCCTGCAGGCGCATCGCCCGCCCCCCCCTTTAACCCCCCCGGGTGTCGTTGCGGCCAAGCCTACCACATCGCCCCGGCCGCTCGCCCCTGTCGGGCTATACCTACACATTTTGAACGCATCTCAGCCTTGTTCGCGGGCCTCGTCCTGTTCGCGCTTGTTCGCGCCCACCTCGCTCGCCTCGTGCTGGATCGCGAGCATCGCCAGCCGCTGGGCCACGTAGCTCGACAGCGGGTCGTCCCCCTCCATCTGGGACGCCATGAAGCCCAGGAACTCCGCGTCGCTCATCGTGCGCAGGGAGCTGGCCATGACGGCCAGCATCGCGTCATGCGCCTCGGTCTTCTTGCCCCTCTTCTTCGCCATCAGTCCTCCTTGTTCGCGCTCGTCTTGTTCGCTGGGGCCTCACGCATGTCGCGCAGCATCTGTGCCTGCAGCGCCGTGTCGACGTTGGCCTCTATCCTGCCGAGCCTCACTTCCTTCTCGGCCATGGCCGCCATGCCGTCGATGACGCCGAGCAGGTAGTTGATGATGATGCGGGAGTGCTCGTCGCTCGTCCTCATGTGTCCTCCTCCTTGTTCGCGCTTGTTCGCGCTTGTTCGCGCTTGTTCGCGCCCCTCATGCCTCCGCGCTGCCGCTGCCGCTCAGGCACCCGTCTATCCCGGCGCCGTCGGCGATGTCGAGCGCCGTCTGGGCGACGTCGAAGCATCGCCGCCAGCTGTATCCCACCGCGGAGCCGACCTCCTCCCATGTGGATCCGTCGAGGTATCGCCACCACAGGACGTCGGCCCACCACGTCTCGGGCACGAGGCTGGCGATGCCGCCTGTCCCGTCCTGTTCGCGGCCGTACAGCACCGCGCAGGCGAAGTCTATGAGGTCGTAGTCCTCGGCCTGCCGGCGCTCCAGCGCCGCCTCGCGGTCGACCATCGCGCCCACCGCGTCCGCCATGCGCTGGGGGTTCGGCGTCGACGCCAC